AGTGGGACAAAAAACTGAATTGACATTTTTAATTTTCACTTCCTTAACTCCATTTTATTTTTTTACCATTTTCCATTTTTTATTTTTGTCTTCCACGGACGTGGGCGGGGTGAACTGGACGGGGGTGGCACAGACATGGTGGGGTGGTTTTTAACCCCACCTGTTCTGTACACCTCGTTCAGTCTGTTCACATCCATCCAAACACATATATCTCTGATATATGGCTTTTCTTGTCGAGACACGACTTTAAAAAAGTAGTGTTGTCTTGTCTGGACACGACTTAAATTTTTAAGTGTTGTCTATGAGGGACAACTTGGACACGACTTAAATTTTTAAGTGTTGTCCGTCTTATTTTTCGACCATTTTTATTGTTTCTGAATTCTTATCGAACCAAAATTTTTTACTATTTTTTAATTTTCTATCTATAGTTTTTACACTTACACCTAAGTAATCAGCGACCATTTTTTTTGTTGGTGCTTCACCAAACGAACAATTTTCTATGGCCATCTCAAACTCTAGCATGCTTTCTTGGTTCTTTTCTTCGGCTTGTTTTTGTCTTCCTTTTTTAGCTTTAACAACTTTATCATTGTTATCAGCTTCTAAGTCAGCAAGTACACCAACATCATCAATGGTATGTTTTGGATAATTGAACCATATATTGACTGGCTCGAACTTTGCAAACTCCCTTAAAGTACCTTCAACG